GGATTTTGTCTTCTGAAATCCTTGCTGAAATCAACCGTGAAGTTGTTCGTACAATCAACTTCTCTGCACAAGCAGGTGCTCAAGACAACGTAACTACAGCAGGAACGTTTGACCTTGACGTTGATTCAAACGGTCGTTGGATGGTTGAGAAGTTCAAGGGTCTCATGTTCCAAATCGAACGTGAAGCAAACGAGATTGCCAAGCAGACTCGTCGTGGTAAGGGTAACATCCTCATTTGTGGTTCTGATGTAGCATCAGCACTTCAGATGGCAGGTGTCCTTGACTATGCTCCTGCTCTTGCAAACAACCTGAACGTTGACGACACAGGCAACACATTTGCCGGTGTACTGAATGGTCGTATCCGTGTCTATGTTGATCCGTACTTTGACTCTTCAGCAGGTAACCAATACTTTACAGTCGGTTACAAAGGTTCTTCAGCATTTGACGCAGGTCTTTTCTACTGCCCATACGTCCCACTCCAGATGGTTCGTGCGGTTGGTGAAGATACTTTCCAACCTAAGATTGGATTCAAGACTCGTTATGGTATCGTAGCAAATCCATTTGCAACCGTTAATGCTAATGGTGTAATTGGTTCTGGTCTAACTCCAAATCTGCGTAACATCTACTACAGATTGGTTGCAGTATCCAACCTGATGTAAAATAATAAGACTTGGGAACACCAAGCATGAGGGGGTCGCAAGACCCCCTTTTTTTATGCCTAAATAGTATAGAGGTGACATATGGCAGTAAATGTATCTGCAAACGTATCGATTGGTGCGTTGGCATCACAACCCGATTCTTTGAACTTTCTTTCTCCGCTTGGATTCCGTTTGACAATCAATCGGATACCTAGCGTGATATATTATTGTCAGGCAGTTACATTACCTGAAATGTCAATTGATGAACTTGAAACACAGACACCATTTGTTGCACTCAAAAACCCAGGATCAAAGTTGAGATTTGGACCTGTCGTTATTCGATTTCGGGTCAACGAAAATATGAGAAACTATATTGAAATCTACAACTGGTTACATGCACTGGGTCGTCCAGATAGTTTTCAACAGACTTTAGATTGGGCAACATCGCAAGATTCACCCAAAACTTCAAAGACATCTGAAATAATCAACCAACTGTCGGATGGTGCATTGTCAGTGTTAACAAGTGCTAATAACCCGTCTATTCGCATAAAATTTTTAGATATGTTTCCTACATCATTGACAGCACTAGACTTTGATGCTACACTAACAGATGTGGAGTACCTAGAAGCATCGGTACAGTTTGCCTATAGAAAATATGAGATTGAAATATTGTAATGAAATTAGACCAGATTATTGAGGAGTGGCGTAAAGACGCTCTATTTGACGATGTATATCTTGATTCTGAATCCTTAAAAATTCCAAGTTTACATAATAAGTATTTGAAGATTTTATCTCAATCTAGATTGACGTTGCGTAAACTCAAGATTGAAAGAAAGAATCTGCAAAAGGTATTGCGTGAGTATTATCTTGGAAATCTAAACAGCCCAGAAGACCTTGCTGATATTGATCGTCAACCGTGGGTTCATAAAGTAATGAAGCAAGATGTGAGAGAGTATATTGACACTGATGATGAAATGATTGAACTTGATAAGAAAATTGAATATACAGAGGAAAAGATTGAAGTGGTGCAAGAGATTCTCAAGATGATCAATGCCCGTGGATATCAAATTAATAATGCGATTAAATGGCGAGAACTTACAAAATTCGCACAAGACTGATATCACGGTCGAACCGATAGACGAAGCATTTGTTCGTGTTCGTGCCGAAGGAGGCACGTTTCGTGAACTCGTCGATTATTTTACGTTTGAAATCCCAGGTGCACGGTTTATGCCCGCATATCGAAACAAAATGTGGGATGGTAAGATACGTCTTCTCAATAATATAAATAAGACACTGCCCAAAGGATTACTCCAGTACATAGCAAAGTTTAGTGAAAGCAGAAAATACACCATAAGTTTTCATGATGACCTAGTGTACGACGATGAGTTTTCTATTGCTGAAGCAGAAGAGTATATTCAAAAACTCAACCTAAAACTTAAACCTCGTGACTATCAAATCAAAGCATTTGTCCATGCGATACGCAAGAGAAGGGCACTCCTGCTTTCACCTACTGCGTCAGGTAAATCTTTGATTGCATACTTAATATCAACCTATTACCTACAAGCAGTAGATCGCATCCTTATCATTGTTCCAACGGTATCTCTTGTGCATCAAATGGTCAAAGATTTCATCGACTATGGTATGCCAGATTCTATGCTCAAGGGTATCATGGCGGGCGTAGATAAATCCACAGTCAAACCAGTGACTGTCACTACTTGGCAATCCATACACAAGATGCCAAAGTCATGGTTTCAACACTTTGGTTGTGTCATTGGTGATGAGGCACATCTGTTCAAATCAAAATCGTTGACTAATATCATGAATAAGATGGTGGATGTTGAATATCGGTTTGGTTTGACCGGGACATTAGATGGAGCACAAACACACAAACTTGTACTTGAGGGATTGTTCGGTCCTGTCAAGCAAGTCGTCAAGACAAAGGAACTGATTGAAAAGGGTTCATTGTCACCTTTCAAAATCAAGGTGATTATACTGCGATATGACATCGAAACAAGAAAGAACTACAGTAACTCGCTGTATCAAGATGAGATGGAGTTCATACATTCGCATGACAAAAGAAATAAATTCATCAGAAACCTCGCATTATCCCTCAAAGGAAACTCACTCGTTTTGTTCAAATTGGTTGACAAACACGGTAAAATATTGTACAATGATATACAAGAACATGCAAAAGATGGTCGTCATATCTTCTTTGTGCATGGTGGGACAGATGCCGACACGAGAGAGAAAATACGGGAAATCACAGAAAACGAAAAGGATGCAATTATTGTTGCGTCCTATGGTACTTTTAGTACAGGTATCAATATTCGTAATTTGCACAATATTGTTTTTGCTAGTCCTTCCAAATCTCGTGTTCGTAATCTTCAATCTATAGGTCGGGGATTGCGTAAATCGGAACACAAAGAACAAGCAGTATTGTATGATATCGCAGATGATCTGTCATATAAAAAGAAAAAGAATCATTCTCTCAGGCATCTATCGGTTCGATTAAAAATGTATCAAGAAGAAATGTTTGAATTCAAAACTTATAAGGTGGACTTCAATGAGTGATGTGTTTTATATGAAATTGACGAATGGTGAAGATATCATTTGTAAGATAGAGAAAGAAGATAATGAAAACCAAATGTATTTCATCAGTAATCCTTTAAAGGTAAGCTATAACTTTGTTCCAGAAAATAATCGCATGTCTATGGGATTGAGTTATTGGATTCCTCTTGCTGAATCTTCTGTTGTGACTGTCTACTTTGATCATGTAATTGCAATGTCAAAACTACAAGATGAAATGAATAAGTTTTACTTCAGTTCTATTGAAGAATCGGATGATGAAATTATTAATGATGGGGAGGAAGATGAAGTGCTTGAAGAGTATTTGAATGAAGTAAACTCAGATATTTCTAAAAAATTAATATCGGCAAACACGGTACATTGATACTATCTGCCGATGGAACATTATTATTATACACGAGGAGTTAAGTTTTGTCAACCGGAAAACCAAAAAAGAAACGAGTCCGTCAAAATTATGTTGACAATAAACAGTTTCTTGTTGCAATGATTGAATACAAAGAAAGTGTTATTGAGGCAAAGGAAAAGGGCAACCCTCGTCCTGTTGTGCCGACATATGTTGCATCTTGTATTATGAAGATTTCAACTCACCTCGCACACAAACCAAACTTCATGAATTACAGTTTTAAAGAAGAAATGGTGAGTGATGGCATTGAGAACTGTTTACAGTACATTGATAACTTTAATCCAGAAAAGTCGAAGAACCCATTTGCATACTTCACACAGATTGTTTACTATGCATTCCTACGAAGAATCCAAAAAGAAAAAAAACATTTGTACACCAAATACAAACTGACTGAACATGTCAACGTGTTTGATCAGACATCTGAAACTCAAGCACACGATTCCAATGGAGTCAAAATGTATGATGATAGCATCAAGCAAAGTGAGTGGTCAGAAGAATATATGAATCAGTTTATTCTCGACTTTGAAGAGAACAAGCGTAAAAAACGAATCAAACGTAAATCGACTGTTGATCAATTCGTAGAGGAAGAAGATGGAACGAGGTAAGAGAATTCTGATTATGGGTCTACCGGGTGCGGGTAAGACCACACTCACAGAGCAAGTGATTTCATTGATGGGGTCAGACCGTGTGACTTGGTTCAATGCCGATAGAGTGCGTGAGGAGTACGAGGATTGGGACTTCTCACCTGAAGGGAGAGAACGTCAAGCAAAAAGAATGGCACAAATGTCAGAAGTGGTTGCGAGTGGTGGCACTCATGTCATTTGTGATTTCGTATGTCCAACTGATGAATTGCGTGAATTATTCAATGCCGATATTACGATTTGGGTTGACACCATCGAAAAAGGTAGGTATAATGATACTAATTTACTGTTCCAAAAACCAACCAAGTATGACTTGCGTTTGACTGAATGGGACTTTGTGAATCCGTACAGGGTAGAACATTTGATTGAACCATATGTGTGGGACAACAAAGCACCGACAGTCCAAATGCTTGGGCGGTGGCAACCGTGGCACAAGGGGCATCAGACACTGTTTGAGGAGTCTCTGAAACGTGCAGGTCAAGTTCAGATTATGGTAAGGGATGTACAGGGGGTCGATGGTAAGAATCCATTCGACTTTGATTTTGTCAAGTCAAGAATTATTGATGCGTTGTCTCCTTTATATGGGGATAGGTTTAGAATAATTCAAGTGCCTAATATTACAAATATTGTGTATGGGCGAGATGTTGGTTATAAGATTGAAGAGGTTGTGTTGCCAAAAGAAATCCAAGAAATTTCGGCAACCAAGATTCGTAAAGAGATGGGAATTGGATGAAGATTGCACTGATCACCGACACGCATTGGGGGGCAAGAAATGATTCTCAGGTATTTACTGACTATTTTACTGACTTCTATGATAACGTGTTTTTTCCTTATATTGATGATCACGACATTGACACTATTGTTCACTTGGGAGATATTGTTGATCGGAGAAAGTTTATTTCTTATGTTACACTCAGATCATTTAGGGATCATTTTGTGCAACCAATGGCAGATCGAAACATCAACTTCCACTGTATTGTCGGTAACCACGACATCCCCTACCGAAATACAAATGATATCAATGCAATGCGTGAAATCTTTGGTAGTTCCGTAGGTAAAATTTATTGGGAGACACAAGAGGCATCATTTGACGGTCTCAAGATTCTGATGATGCCGTGGATAAACAACACCAACTACAACTCCGCAATCAATAAGATGGAGCAGACAGACGCACAAGTGATGTTCGGTCACTTTGAGATTGCAGGATTTGAAATGATGCGAGGTCAAACTTGTGACCACGGGATGCCAATCAAGCACTTCCAAAAGTTTGATATGGTATTGTCGGGTCACTTCCATCATAAATCTACACAGGGCAATATCACATACTTGGGCAATCCATATGAGATAACTTGGGGTGACTATGATGATCCTCGTGGTTTCCACATTTTTGATACAGACACTCGTGAATTGGAGTTCATCCAGAATCCGATTCGCATGTTCCATAAAGTATGGTATAACGATGATCAGTATAATTTAGATCAGATGATGAACTTGGACTTTGACCACTTCAAGGGTAAGTATATTAAAGTCATCGTTCAGACCAAAAAGAACCCATATTGGTTCGACCAGTTCCTCGACAAACTCTATAAGTGTGACCCCACACATCTGACAATTGTTGAGGATAATAAGAACTTGGATTTGGAAAAAGATGAAGAGATTATGGATGCCGAAGACACACTGACAATTCTCAACAAGTATGTTGATGGTATAGAATCAGATGTTGATAAAAAGAAACTGTCTGGTTTGTTGAATGATTTGTATACTGAGGCACTTTATATCGAATGATTATCTTTGAAAAGATTCGTTGGAAGAATCTACTTTCAACTGGAAATCACTTTACAGAGGTTGACTTTACTCGATCACTAAACACACTGATTATCGGTGAGAACGGTGCGGGTAAGTCCACTATTCTAGACGCACTTTGTTTTGTTCTGTTTGACAAACCATTCCGAAAAGTTAAGAAAGGGCAACTCATTAACTCAATCAATGAGAGAGATTGTTTGGTTGAGATTGAGTTCCACATTGGCAATCGGAAATACAAGGTGGTGCGTGGGCAGAAACCTGCTAAGTTTGAAATCTATCAGGATGACAAACTACTTAACCAACCTGGATCAAAGCGAGATTATCAAGATACACTAGAACGACAAATTTTACGACTGAACTTCAAGTCGTTTACGCAGATTGTGATTCTTGGCAATGCGTCATTCACTCCGTTTATGCAACTCAAAGCAGCAGACCGTCGAATGGTAATTGAAGACTTGCTCGACATCGGCATCTTCTCGTCGATGGGGCAGTTGCTCAAAGAACGTATCGCAACCAATAAAGGTGAGCGCAACGATGTTGACTACAACATCAAACTTTCAGATGATAGATTACAGATTCAAAAGCAGAATCTGAAAGAGAAGCAACAGCAACAGAAAGACGGTGTAAAGGTAAAACAGGAACTAATCAAAGAGTATCAAGATGAAAAAACAGAAATCATCAAACAAGGAAAGCAACTGGCACAAGAAGTCAAAGTTCTCGCAGAAAACATTGGAGACACAGAAAGACTTAGAGATCAGATTCGGAAAGTTGAAAGAACAGAGCAAAGACTAGAAGATGAAATCAAACGACTCAATAAAGAGATAAAGTTCTATGAAGATAACGACCACTGCCCGACTTGTGAGCAAGAACTGGATGAACTCGTTGCCGCAACACATACCGCCCAACGAAAGAGCAAGATTATTGATTTACAGAATCAGAGCAGAGACACAAAATCTGAATGGGACACGATTCGGGGACAACTTGACTCGATTGAAACTAAAGCGGAAGAACATTCTAAGAAAACTCAACAAGGGGTCTTACTATACAAGCGAACTCGTGACATTGATGCAAACATCCAAACGGTTCAAGATGAAATCGAAAACCTACAGAACACTGTTCTCGACTCAGAAAATTCAAAGATTGCTGAACTTGAGACACAACTCACAGATTACCGAACACAGAAAGAGTCCTTATTAGGGGAAAAGGAACTCCTAGACATCGCATCTGTTTTACTGAAAGACAGTGGTGTTAAGTCACGCATTATCAAACAGTATGTGCCAATCATCAACAAGTTGGTGAATAAGTATCTAGCGGCAATGGAGTTCTTTGTGCAGTTTGAACTAGACGAGAACTTTGACGAGAAGATTCTATCTAGGCATCGTGATGACTTTACCTATGCATCATTCTCTGAAGGTGAGAAGATGCGAATTGACTTGGCACTACTGTTTACTTGGAGAGCAGTATCAAAACTGAAGAACTCAACCAACACCAACCTGTTGGTTCTTGATGAAGTGTTTGATGCGTCACTTGATACCAATGGGTGTGACGAGTTTCTCAAACTGATACATTCATCTTTAGATGATACAAATGTGTTTGTTATATCACATAAAGGTGACATTTTGTATGACAAGTTTAGGTCAGTCATTCGATTTGAGAAGCACAAAAATTTTAGTAGGATTGCGAAATGAAAACTAAACAAATTGGTGTAACACCGGATGAAATCACTACTGAACTAAGTCGGATGTTTGACTATAAGTTTAGTGGCATCAGTAAATTTGATATTCCACAAATCTCTACATTTGATAGGCAAATGTATATCGATCAACCATATAATATCGGATTGATTGTGGGTCCTTCAGGTTCTGGCAAATCAAGTCTACTCAAAGAGTTTGGTTCGACCGGCAATCCATTTTGGTCAAAGATCAAATCTGTGGCATCTCATTTTGATAGTGCCGACGATGCAGTTGAAAAGTTTGGTGCGGTGGGGTTCAACACAGTACCATCTTGGATGAGACCATACCATGTGTTGTCGAACGGTGAGGCATTTCGTGCAGACCTTTCTAGAAAGATAAAAGATGGTGCAGTGATTGATGAGTTCACCTCAGTAGTAGATCGAAATGTTGCGAAGTCATGTTCTTTAGCATTTTCTAAGTATGTTAGAAAACACAATGTACAACGGATTACTCTTGCGTCTTGTCACTATGATATTATTGATTGGTTACAACCCGATTGGGTATATGACACGGTGGCACAAGAAGTGTTACCAAGGGGGTCACTTCAACGACCCAAAATCAAGGTGGAAATCTTACCTTGCTCAATCGATGCATGGGAAATGTTCAAGCACCATCACTATCTCACACAAGACATTAATAAAAGTGCACGGTGTTGGATCGCAGTCTGGAACGACACTCCCGTTGGATTTGCTTCTTCAATAGCACAACCTAATGCGATGCGAAACGCATGGCGAGAGCATAGGACTGTTATGTTGCCAGATTTTCAAGGAATGGGCATCGGTGTTAGAATCTCTGATGCGTTAGGTGAAATCCACATCCAAACTAATAAACGGTTCTTTAGTAAGACAGCACATCCAAGGATGGGTGAGTATCGAGAGCAATCCGCAAAGTGGAGACCGACTGCACATAACAAAGAAGCACGGGGAGATTACATGGTGCGTGAGAATGCGTTACCGAATCCCCGCAAGAGCAAGAAGTACAGTAAAGAGTACCTGTTGAAACACTCTGGAAGATTATGCTATGCACATGAATATATTGGGTAGAATTTGTTGAACAAAATGTTATAAGCATTTGATTTCTAAGAAATAAATATTATAAACAAACGGATTGACTCTACCCCCATAATCGCTTATACTTACTATCGTAATGAGGAGAAAGTATGAGTAAAGAGATTCTGACCAAATTGCTTGCCACTGAGAATGTCAGGGTTGAGCACAAAAAGATTCCTACCGCATACTTTGATCTCAAGAATCGTATCGTCAACCTTCCTATCTGGAAGGATATGACCAACGAACTCTACAACCTTCTAATCGCTCACGAAGTATCTCACGCACTGCACACCCCAGAACAGGGGTGGCACGGTGCTGTGTGCGAGAAGGGTGCTACGTTCAAAGGATTCTTGAATGTCATCGAAGATGCTCGTATTGAACGCATGATCAAGGCAAAGTTCCCTGGTATCAAGCGTGACTTTTACAAGGGTTATCGTGAACTGATCGACCGTGATTTCTTTGGAATCAAAGACGTTGATCTCGACACTCTAAATCTTATTGACCGTATCAATATTCACACAAAGTTGGGTGCACTCAGCACCATCAAGTTCGATGCTGAAGAGCAAGTCTTTGTTGATGCGTGTGATGACTTGGTAACCTTTGATGATGTTGTTGATCTTGCGACTCGCATTTATGAGTTCATGAAAGAGAAGCAAGAAGAGCAAGAGTCTCAGACTGACCAATCATCATTCAACGAACCACAGAGTGGTGAAGAGGATGACGGTGAGCAGATGGAGATGCCACAAGACCAAGGAGAACAAGAAGATGAGAGTTCTGAAAGTGGCGAGACGCAAGATTCTGAGGAGAAAGAATCTGAAGACGATAAGGCAGAGGCAGAGGACTCAGGAGAATCTGAGGTTGGGAATGAAGAAGAAGAGCAAGTAGAGAAACCTGCAGAAAAGACCACAAATGGTCAAGAGGGTGGGTTCGGTTTGGATGCTCTCAGTTCAAAGACCGATGAAGCATTCCGCAAGAATGAAGAAGCATTGGTTGATGAGGAAGCAAAAGATTGGAAATATGTCAATCTTCCAAAACTTCCATATGGCAAGTTCATCGTTCCTTATAAGCAAGTGTTTAGCGAGTTATCTGAGTTCTACTACTCAAAACAACCAACCACTATCCGTGGTGATATGGCAAACTCCGACTTGGGTGACAAGTTGTTGGCAACATTCAAGCGC